TGATGTTGATGCTGCTCGTGCTGCTGCTAATGCTGCTCGTGCTGCTGCTGATGCTGCTGTTAATGCTGCTCGTGCTGCTGCTAATGCTGCTCGTGCTGCTGCTTATGCTGCTCGTGCTGCTGCTTATGCTGCTTATGCTGCTGCTAATGCTGCTCGTGCTGCTGCTTATGCTGCTGATGCTGCTGCTTATGCTGCTTATGCTGCTGCTAATGCTGCTCGTGCTGCTGCTGATGCTGCTGCTTATGCTGCTAATGATGCTCGTGCTGCTGCTCGTGCAGACCTATCTGAAATCTTTATCAACATTATTTTGTCCGAATACGAAAATAAGTGTTGACATCAATTACCCGTTTTGCTATATTGAATTATAGAGATTGACTCAAAAGGCAGCAAACACATGATCACTCTTCGTGAAATCAACGACATGTTCCCGGGTGAACTCAGGGGTTCGGTCTATTCGGACCTGCATAAGGATGCTTACGGATATCGTCCCCGCGACATCGCCTGCGAATTTGCTGATATGGCGGATTTCGACCGTGCTTGGGCACGTGCGGAAGCTGATTTGTATTCTGAAATGGATCGCAACATTCGTGAGCAGCACGAAGCGCGGGAACAGTTCGAGAAGCGTGTTGCGGAAATTCTGATGATCATGCCTCGTGCTAGTAAGGCTGATGTTATCCGCATCATGATGCAAGCGCAAAACATTTCGGAAGAAGATGTGACCCATTACGGTCTCGAATACGCCGACCACGAATTCGGTTTGAAGTATGGCACTCTTGCCAAGATGATGGAGGTCTGATATGAATAAGCATCGGCTGGTTACGATCAAAGGTCTGTATTATCGCGGGTTTGAGATCGATGGTCAACTCTATGTTGTTATGGTCCCTCTCGGTAAGCACGGGGATCGTATCAGGAGCTGACATTGTGCCGTCATACATGTATGATGTATAAGTAGAGTCGGAAAAGGAGACTAACATGGTTAATCGCGCTAAGAAAACAACCGTTCGCAAAGCGGCGCCGAAGTCAAGAACTCCTCGTAGACCGGGACTGGCAGCGGTCTCGTCCAACACTCTGGTAAAGGATTTGCGTCCTAAAGACCCCGACCTCACATATTACGGCACCGAACCTAATTTTTCTGATGGTCAGCCTGACCCAGAAAAGCGGACGATTGCGTTGAACCTGGCATATAACTGGTACTCGCATTTCTATGGTCCTAAAGAAGCCAAAGATTTCTTGATCCAATATGTTGACGCGAATGATCCAGCTAAGGCTAAGATTATTCGTCGCGCCCCCGATAATCAAATGATTCCAACCCACGGCTTCACTGCCCGTATGGCAGTTCGTGGACTAGAACTCAACGAGCGTGAACTTGACCGCGTTAATAAACAAGTTGACAAGCTAGTCAATATTGTTACTGCTCAAGAACAGAAAGCAAAAGTGCTTTCCTTCAAGAAAGTTGATCGTCCCGATATTCAAGAAATTATGCGTGAAAAGGCAGACGAGGCAGGCAGCGAGGTCGAAGCTATCTGGGACGAATACCTCATCGCAGACAAGCCCAAAGATTTCTCGGTCACTCGCCGAGTTCTTGGTGAGCTACAATCTCGCAACATTCTGCCACAACATCTTTCTCCGATGATCCGTCGTTGGGAACGGCTGCGTGACGAATATGTCGAAGTGCAGGCTGGCAAGTGCGAGCAGCTTGTCGAAGCATATTCGAATTATTCGAAGATGCAACTTCGGAACGCGATCAAGTTGGTCGAAGAAATTATTGCCGAATTCAACGGGTACTCTTCGCTCAAGAAAGCTGCCAAGAAGGTTCGTGTCAAGAAGCCAGTTCCTGTCGAACGTACTGTAGCAAAGCTCAAGTTCTGTAGGTCGTTCACTGACGTTGCGCTCAAGCTGGAACTGATCAGTCTACATCCCACAAAGCTGCATAACTCGACTGAGGCTTTTGTATATGATACGCAGAAGCGTAAACTTATCTGGTTGGTTGCAGATGACTATAGTAAGTGTCTGTTTGTCAAGGGCAACACAGTGCTAGGATTTGATACGAAAAAGAGTATGAGTAAAACTATCCGTAAGCCCGGTGAGTTTTTGGCAGCGTTTAATAAGGCAAGTCGCCCTGCTGTTCGGAAAATGGTCGGGGACATCAAGTCTGTAGTTACAGTGCCGAATGGTAGATTTAATCAGAATATGGTAATTCTTAAAGTTTGGTAAGAGACCAAAATTGTTGACATTCAACTACTCACCGTGTAATATGTAGGTATATCAAAGGAAACATAATGACTATTAGCTTATCAAAATATGCCGACTTCGTTTTTGCAGTAGCATCGCTAGAGAGCAGGGACCTAACAGCATTCGTAGACCATCTTAAGGAGCTTGACAATACTACTAATGTCAATCTTCCGTTGCTTATTACTGCATCGACTGGGCTAGGTAGTGAAGGAGGAGAATTTCAGGAGATCGTCAAGAAAATTTTATTCCAGGGTAAGCCACTTAACGAAGAAAACATCTTCCATCTAAAGCGGGAACTAGGAGATATCATGTGGTATTGGATGAATGCTTGCAATGCACTCGGGCTCGATCCTAGCGATGTTATCACAGAGAACGTCAAGAAGCTGGAAGCACGATATCCGGGCGGCGTTTTTGATGTACATCAAAGCGAGAACCGCAAAGAAGGCGATCTATGAACAAGCTACTTATTATTGCATTGTGTCTGTCCAGCCTTTCGCTGGGACTTACTTTGGGTCGTTGGATGACTGTTGCAAATTTACAAACAGCCGCCATTGAACATAACGTTGCTCAGTATAATCCAAAAAATGGTGAATTCGAGTTCAAATATTGCGGGTCCCCACCCGCAACGATCTTGCCTAACTAAGAGTTGTCACATCATTTTTCGATAAATAAACATATCGAGGGAATGCTATGTCAACAAATATCTTATCAACGCCGACGAATTATAATTTAGAAGAACTCAAGGAAGCACTGTTCGAGAACATCAGGCTTCGTCTAGGCGGCGACATCATCGACCTAGAACTTGATCCTCAGCATTATGAAGCAGCGTATAATTATGCGATCAAAGTCTATCGTCAACGCGCTGAGAATGCAGTACAAGAGTCGTACACATTATTGACAGTTATTAAGAATGTGGACACGTACACGCTTCCTAGTGACTTTATCAACGTGCGCGCATTGTTTAGACGAACAGTCGGACTTGAGACCGGGCCATCGTCAACCTCGTTTGACCCGTTCTCAAGTGCTATTCTTAACACCTATCTGTTGAACTACAACTATACAGGTGGTATGGCAACATACGACTTTTATGCAGGGTATGTAGAATTAGCTGCTAGAATGTTCGGTGGCTATCTTACCTATACATTTGATCCAGTCACTAAGGTTCTACGTATCACCCGTGATTTCAAGGGTACCGGCGAGAGAATTCTTATTTGGGCAGACATTCAGCGCCCGGAAGCTGTTCTTATTCAAGATCCTGGCGCAGGTGTTTGGATTGCTGACTTTATCATTGCAATCTTGAAGGGCATTATCGGTGAAGCTCGTGAAAAGTTTGGTAGTATTGCAGGGCCTGGCGGCGGAACCACATTGAACGGTACTGCAATGAAAGCCGAATCTAAAGCGGCACAAGAACAACTATTGCTTGACCTCAAGAATTATGTGGACCTATCAATGCCCTTGACCTGGGTGCAAGGTTGATTTAACTTGGATATACGGGTAACGGACTAAATACAAGTATGAAACACATACTTGTAGATATACTAAAGGCAGATATTACCCGTAATAAATCAGCAACTAAAATGCTGAAAAACACCCACCCAAAACTTTGGGCTGATATATTAAAGGCTACCTCTTTCTTGCCAGACGATGCCAAACCCAAACAGCGGGTTTGGCACATAATCAACGACCGTTATTCTATTGAGATATGTCCTGTAACTAAAGAACCTCTAAGATGGAACGAAAAGGATTACCGAAGATTCTCATCAGTTGAAGCAAAAAACACTGCTATTGGTGAAATCGTTAGTAAAGCAACAACCGGGAAGCACTGGCGACAGAAGGATCCCAAAAAGTCCAAAAAAGCGAATACAAAGTTCTCTGAGGGCTTTCGTGCTGGCAAACACAAACCATGGGAAGACCGCAACAGAGACTACGAAGCAAGTCTTGCTGCGGCTAAGTTAACTTGGATGGAAAAGTATGGAGTAGACAATCCATCTAAACATCCTTCTATAAAACAAAAACTGTCGGACAAAAACAAAGAGTGGCAGGCACTGAATCCAAAAGACAGAACTCTTATGGAAGAATATTACATTGCGGTTAGGCTAATCACCAACAAAAACTGGTACGAACATTTCTATACCATCAACCCTGAGCGACTACAAAGAAGCAGGGACCTGCATCTTGATCATATATACAGCATAGCAGAAGGGTTTGTCAACAATATCCCTCCCGAAATCATCGGGCATTGGACCAATCTAAGGTTGTTACCGAAGTTAGAAAACTCAAGTAAGGGTGCAGGTTGTCACAAAACTAAAGAACAACTCTATGAAGACTACAACAAAGAGGTACAAGGTTAATATGTCCGACGAAAAACAAACTATCTTCAATCTCATTGAATCCCTCAACAAGAAGATCGCTGCTAGGACAATGACTCCAGAAGAAATCGCAGACATGCGAGACGAAATCAAAAGTCTCCAAATGGATGTGCTTTTAGGTGATGTTTTTTAACGATTTAGGTTGACATCATTCACCCGTTTTGCTATATTAAGTTATAGACAGAAGCAAGGAAAAGCTCAATGGGCATTCGTGAACTTCAATCGCGTAAAAATGCTGCACTGCAAGAATATCATCGTATTTGTGCAGAGTGTGATGCTGAGATCCTATCTATCCGCCGTCAACGTGATCCTGCTTATGATCATAAGCAACGGGAAAAGTGGCAAAAAGGCTGGGAAGGCTATCACGATTTTGGTCGTGACGCCCGGCGTACTCGCTAACAACGGTTGACAACTTTAAACTTAAAGGAGAATGACATGTTAGTAGGCATCACGGGTCTGATAGGATCGGGTAAGGACACAGCCGCAGACTGTCTCTGTACTGTCCATGGCTTCAAGCGCATGAGTTTTGCTGGCACGTTGAAAGACGCTATTTCAGTGGTGTTTGGGTGGGACAGAGAACTTCTTGAAGGTACGACTAGCCTTAGTCGCGTCTGGCGAGAGCAAGTTGATGAATGGTGGGCCAATCGTCTTGGAATTCCTAATCTTACCCCACGATATATCCTACAGCAATGGGGCACTGAAGTAGGTCGCAAGGGTTTTCATATGGATATTTGGGTTGCGTCAGTCGAAAACCAATTGCGGCGCCGCCTCAATGACGATATTGTTATTACGGATTGCAGATTTCCGAATGAATTAGCTGCGATCAAGAATGCCGGCGGGGTAACGATGAGAATACAACGCGGTCCCGATCCAGAATGGTATCCTTATGCCGAACTATACAACAGGACTGGAAGTATAGAGTACCTAGAGAAGCTAGAATACTATAACGTACACGAGAGTGAGTATAGCAGCATAGGACTATCACATGACTTCTATGTAACAAATAACAAAACTGTAGCCGAATTACATAAACAACTAGAAGCTATTGTGCTTAATAGTCAATTGTAATATTTTATGTATGCCAGTCTACTACCAAATCTCCTCTTTTCCATTTGACCTCTCGACGTTTTATAACTTCGACGCAATTGAGGCATATAGTTTTGAGGTTAGACACTGAGTTGTTGGTTAAGTTCCCGTCTATATAATACACTGTCATTTGGCTTGCATAAGCACTTTTGAATCCACAGCAATCGCATGTGGATTTTTTTTTATAGCCAGACTGTCCCCATTTATTTGGCAAAGTTTTTTTATTAGGTTCTTTTTTCCCACACCTATGACAATGGGTGCGATAATGCACTATGCCGTTTTTTGTATAATTTATGGCACAGGCATTTTTGTTACATTTTTTACAAAATGGTCTTTGGCTCACGTACTATTTAGTAAAATCTCTTCGAAGGCGCACCTGTGCCGACTTTTTAATATCTTTTGCTAAATAATTATTAGAATCTTAGTACAGTACTAGGGTAGGTGGTAAACCTTAGAATATTACAAAAGGAAAAAGAATATGGCATTAGTTTCACCGGGCGTCGAGGTAACGATCATTGATCAATCCCAGTATCTCCCTGCACCCACAAATTCAATACCCTTCGTTGTGTTAGCAACAGCAACGAATAAAGCAGACCCTAATGGGGTAGGCATCGCACCGGCGACAACTCCTGCTAACGCTGGCAAGTTGTACAGAGTTACTAGTCAGCGTGACCTGACTACTTTATACGGAAATCCATTTTTTTATACTACTTCGAACGGTACGTCGATTCAAGGGTATGAATTAAATGAATACGGGCTTCTTGCAGCATATTCGGCATTAGGTGCATCTAATACTATTTACTGCTTAAGAGCAGATGTTGACCTTGCTTCACTTGTTGGATCAACTGGTCGCCCTTCTGGTAATCCAGCTGATGGAACCTATTGGTTAGACACTACTCAAACTGCATGGGGCATTTATGAATTCGACGCGACGACTGGCAAGTTCAATGTAGTGACGCCTATCGTAATTACCGATTCTGCTCTAATTTCAAGCAACGCGCCGTTGCAAAGCGTAGGTCAAATTGGTGATTATGCAGTAATCGCTATTCCTAGTTATGCGGCACCTAGTGCTCCTGCCGCTCGTCAGTATTTTTATAAAAATAACTCTAACACTTGGGTAGTTTTAGGAAGCAGTTCATGGTTGAACTCATGGCCAACTATTCAAGGTACACAAGCTAACCCAACACTCACTGCGGGCGATAACTTTGTTATCAGCATTAACGGTGATGTTGATATCTCTATCACGGTTGCTTCATCCCCCAATAACACTGTAGCAAACATTGCAACACAAATCAATGCGTTGGGTTATACTTATGTCAGCGCAGAAGTAGTAAGTGGTAAATTAAATATCTATTCACAACAAACTGCTGGCGCAAGTCCATCATCAACGACACCACTCTCGTTGACTATTACAGCAGATGTCGATCCTACTGACACTGTACTGGCTGATCTAGGAATCGCTGCTGGTACTTATTATCAACCCGGATTCACATATGGTACATCTGCACAACAGCCTTTGTGGCAAGCAGGACAAACTTATGCTCGCCCAACTGGTTCAGTTTGGCTAAAGGTCGGCAACGCTGGCAACGGACTCGATCCGATAATCTCTCAGTGGGACAATCTTTCTTCTGTTTGGGTTCCAGTAGCAGTAAATGTTGCTGATAGCGATTGGGCAGTTACAGCAGCAATCGATTCTACTGGCGGACAGAATATCAACGCCGGAACAGTGTATGCTCAGTATGCATACGATGGACAGACTCAAGGACCTGTTTATTATTGGGAACGACTTTTAGAAGGGCCGACGACTGTTACCGGAACTAATACGTCTCCTACATTTACAGCAGGACCATATGTGTCAAAGGTTCAAGTGTCGGTTCCAGGAAGCTCATCGTTAAGTGCTGAGTATACATTGACTGTTCCAGACAACGCGACTGCGACTGGGTTTGTGACTGCTTGGTCTGCTGCCGGCATTCCTTATACGACTGCATCAGTCACCGACACCGGCGCTATCGCAATTACCCACACTGAAGGCGGGGTGATCATTATCAACGATTACATCGATGGGGTAAGCAATGGCTTAAGTGCTGCGATTGGATTAGTCATCAATACTACTACGGGTGTCAAGTATGGTCCGTTCGCTACGGGAACGTTTACTCCTACTGCTACTTCGGTAAATGCGGGTCCCGGTACCGGCCTTGAATTGAACGTGATTAACGACTATCAACTATATTACGTAGACCCAGACACATTCGTGAATCCGGGTTCTGGTTATACTGTTGGCAATCTGGTAACTTTCTCAGGAACTCAGTTTGGTGGCACTACTCCAGCTAATGATCTAGTAGTAGAAGTTACTTCAGTCGATCCGGGTGGATTTGTGACTGGAATAACATATATCTCTGGATCTCCTCCTGCTACGTATTCGACTCAATTGTCAAACTGGGTAGAGTTTGATATGACTGCTAATGAGGGTGCTATAGTTGAAGCCCCAGCAGATGATACTAATTGGTTCTATTCAGTAATCGATGAAGTTGATATCATGGTCAATACCGCAAGTGGTTGGAGAGGATATAAGATATCTAACTACGACAACAGCGGTTTCCCTATTCCTACAGGTGTCAACGCTACTGATCCAGCAGGACCATTAGTAAGTCCAACTGCACCTACTGTACAGTCAGATGGTACTGCTTTAGTTCCGGGTGACATTTGGATCGACACAAGTGATCTAGATAACTATCCGATTATCAACCGCTGGCAAGTTGTTGATGGAACTGCTACTTGGGTACTAATCAATAATTCAGATCAGACAAGTTCAACTGGCGTGTTGTTCGCTGACGCACGATGGGCAACTAGCGGCACGGTAAATCCATCAAGCGACCCTATCCCAAGCATCATAAGCTTACTATCTAGCAACTATCTCGACCTTGATGCTCCTGAAAGCTCGCTATACCCAGTCGGTATGTTATTGTTCAACACCCGACGTTCTGGCTATAACGTAAAGAAATTTAAAGCAAATTACTTTAACAATGATAATTTCCCCGGCGAATCTCTTCCTACTGAAAAAGATGCATGGGTCAGTGATTCAGGACTACAAACAAACGGCGCCCCATATATGGGTCGTAAAGCACAACGTGCAATGGTAGTCAAGGCGATGAAAGCAGCGATTGATAGCAATACAGCAATACGTGACGAAGACAACTTCTTCAATCTGATCGCTGCACCTAACTATCCTGAACTACAACCAAATATGATCGTACTCAATGCAGATAGGGGCGAAACTGGATTTATCATCGGTGATACGCCAATGAGACTTCCAGATTCTGCAACCGCAATTCAAGCATGGGCAACTAACGCAGCTGACGCTTCTGAAACCGGCGAAGATGGTCTTGTTACTCGTAACTCTTATCTTGGATTGTTCTACCCTTCAGGTATTACAAATGATCTACAGGGTAATCAGGTTGTAGTTCCTCCATCACACATGATGATCAGAACTTTCTTGAGAAACGATGCGATTGCGTACCCTTGGTTCGCTCCGGCTGGTACTCGTCGTGGCACCATCGACAACGCAAGTAGTATCGGCTATATCAGCCCAACTACAGGTGAATTTATTTCTATCAAGACGAGAATTGGTATCCGTGACGTACTATATACTAACCAGATCAACCCAATCGTCTTCTTTACTGGCAATGGATTGTTAAATTACGGCAACAAGTCAAGCTTCAACTCACAGTCGGCTCTCGACAGAGTTAACGTAGCAAGACTCGTTGCGTATCTTCGTCGTCAGTTGACTATTGCAGCAAGACCTTTTGTATTTGAACCAAACGACGCCTATACAAGAAGCCAGATCAGTAGTGTTATACAGACTCTACTAGTTGATCTTGTCGCTAAGAGAGGGGTATACGACTATTTGGTGGTGTGTGACGAATCTAATAACACCCCAGCAAGAATCGATAGAAATGAACTCTGGGTAGATGTTGCGATTGAACCTGTCAAGGCAGTTGAATTCATCTACATTCCGGTTCGTATTTTCAACACGGGCGAAATCGGGAACCAAGCAGGATCAACAGGAATAGTATTGAATAACACATCGCAAATAAGTTAACCATTGATGAAGTGAGTGCCTAAATCACTCACTTCATTGATAAATACATTAAGACAACATACAATAGGAGATATAATATGGCCACAGCAAGCCAAAGTTTGTTCAACATGACCGTAGCATCTGATAATGCTGGCGGCAATCAAGGCCTGTTGATGCCGAAATTACAGTTCAGATTTAGAGTTAATTTCTTGAACTTTGGTATTGGCGCCGCTTCAGGTCTCAGTCTAACTAAGCAAGTCATGGAATGTGCAAGACCACAAGTTCAGTTCGATGAGGTCACATTGAACCTTTACAACTCAAGAATATATCTTGCGGGCAAGCATACTTGGCAGCCGCTAAGCGTCACCATCCGTGACGATGCATCTGGTACTGTTGCAGCAGCAGTTGGGCAACAGCTCCAGAAGCAACTTGACTTCGTTGAGCAGGCATCTGCTGCAACTGGTCAAGATTACAAGTTCCAAACTAACATCGAAATTCTCGACGGTGGTAACGGCGCCAATGCTCCGGTTGTACTTGAAACATGGGAACTATATGGTTGCTTTGTTCAACAAGTAAACTATCAAACTCTCAACTATGCGACTTCTGACGCTGTTCAGATTCAGTTAACACTTCGTTATGACAATGCAATTCAAGCGCCGCTTGGATCTGGTGTTGGTGCTAACGTTGGTCGTGTTCTTAGCGGTACAACTGGTTCTGCAACGGGCATCGGTGCTTCTCAGGGTGTCGGTCTCTAATTTTTAAATTTTAGGGGCACCAGATGTCAGGTAATTGGGGACAAATATTACAAAATAGCGTCGCTGGCTCTTTTGGGAGCGGCGACGCTTACCTCAGAGATTTTACTCACGCGTCAAAAACGTTTAGGTCAGATTCCTATGCGAACGCACCTAAACTAAAATTCCTATTTCATACTTACTTTAATATAAACCCAGCTGCAACTATTCCGTATACGCTGTCTAATTTAGGCACGTTAGACACCTCTACAAACTTTGGATTGTTGGTGAAAGAAGTTAAGCTTCCGTCATACACTTTTCAGACTCATACGATGAATCAGTATAATAGAAAAAGAATTATACAATCAAAAATCAAGTATGACTCAGTTGACATCAAATTTCACGACGACAATAAGAGCACGATGACTAAGTTATGGGAAGCATACTACACCTATTATTACAATGATGGTACTAGGTCTGGTGCTATGTTTGAGGGAGACAGGGGATCGTCCCCTAATGCTTATGATTCTTACAACCAAAGTAATCTATACAACGCATCTATAGCAGGTGATGAGAATTGGGGCTTTGCTGGCGGCCAGACTAATCAGGACAGTAAAACCCCAAGAAAAATTCCTTTCTTTAAGAATATTACTGTTTTCGGATTTAACCAGCATAGTTTTGTAGCATACACGTTAGTTAATCCAATCATAACTAATTTTAGCCATGACACTTATTCCTACGATATTGGCAACGGCATCATGGAAAATTCTATGACCATAGACTATGAAACAGTAGTATATAATTATGGAAACATCGACGGACAAGAACCAGAAAATATCGTAACTGGATTTGGAGATCCAGCTACGTATGACAGAGAACTCAGTCCTATTACTCCTCCAGGATCTAATTCGATGACATTGGGTAACGGTGGATTAGTATACGCTGATGGCGGATCACTCGAAAGCCCAATACAAGAAGAATACGCTACCAATATTCTAAACTCAGGTACCGCATATAATTCAGAAAAATTTCCGGGGTTGAATGTGTCTCATGACACTGGGTTGAACGTCATGCTCAGAGATTCAGAAAGAAATACTCCTACTAACAGAAATAGTCCATTCTCTTTTCCGTCTGCTGGGTCATCTCCGGGACCGCACGGCCTAGCGAATTCACCAGTGATAAACGCGTTAAGAAATCCTCCTCCGGTATTCAACGATCCGTTCTATAGTAACCCAAATTATGGCAGTACAACAGAGTTTATCGGAGATGTTGATCCGGCTTGGGAAGATGCATCTAATGATTTTGGCAATTTTCAGGAATTCGACGGCACTTCCTTAGCAGGCGAGCCTGATATATTCGGTAATGCATCTGACCCGTTTGACGACGTGTTCACTATTTAATCTAAGCATAAATATTAACATGACAATAACATCATTACAACAAGTCGACCAGACTATTCAAATCTTTGATAGCTTTTATAGTTTAAAGCTAGAAATTCCTGCTGCGGAATATGAAATCGTTTTCTCGTATTTTAAGGGAGTATCTGCTACTGAACAGATTGCGTCTAATTTAGCTAGCATATTATTTAGAATCGCTCAGCAAGGAAATTATAACGTACAAAATCTATTAGCAGCGATCAAAGGAGCCGATGACAAGCTGCAAATGAATAGCATCATCTGTTACTATCTGAATACGTACAAGTCAAAGGCTTCACTGTATGGCGTCGGCAACTTGCCTAAACCCAACGAAGCAGTACAACGTAACGTCGTCTTGTAAGAACAAAGTAGAGGAAATATGGCTAAGTGGGCGCAGGGGTTATATACTCCTAAACATCCTGAGAAATACATAGGAAAGCGGGCGCCACGATATCGCAGTTCTTGGGAATTGTCGATGATGATATTTCTTGACAGCAACGATAACATATTACATTGGGCAAGTGAAACTATAAAAATTCCATATAAACACCCACTCAGTGGCAAACCCACTATATATGTTCCAGATTTCTTTGTGGTATACCAAAACAAGCACGGGCGAACACTAGCAGAAATAGTAGAGATTAAACCAAAAAAGCAGAGTATTATTGAAAGTAAAGTAGCAAGTGCAAAAGATAGAATGATCGTGGCTATCAATCATGCCAAATGGACAGCCTGCGCCGCATACTGTAAGGCCAACGGCTTCTCTTTTCGTGTAATTACGGAAGATGATCTGTACCGTAATGGGCGCAAGTAGCTAAATACTTACATGAGCAACAAAAAACTAGAAGAATTATTTGATTTGGCATCATCAGAAGAGAATGACCTCACTATTCCATTGCCAGAAACAACCCGTGAAGTAACAGAAACCGCACTAAGCAATTTAGAAAAGATCGAAGCCGCGCTCCCTTTGGTACGAGATTTAGAAGAAGCGGATAACGAATTAGATGTTCTTGCAGAACTAGCAACCAACAGCTTTAAAGACCTGCAAGATTTGGGTTTACAAGTTGAAGCTAGGTTCTCTAGTGAAATATTCTCTGCTGCCGGAACAATGTTAGGGCATGCCATCACTGCTAAGACTGTAAAAATCAACAAGAAACTTAAGATACTTGATTTACAGCTTAAGAAAGCGCAACTCGATATGAAACTTGCTTCTAAGAACGAGGAAGTAGAGGCCACTCCATTAGGTGAAGGTAAATCACTAGATCGCAATGAGTTACTCAAGATGTTTACCTCTAAAAACGATGAATGATAACAATCGAAGTATGGAATCCTCGAACTGCAAATATGTTGTCAACAAGATAAATACTCAATAATACATTAGAGGTCACCTTAATGAAAAGCCTAAAGCATTACATTTTTGAATCTATACACACTTACAATTATCGCATTCGTGTGGTAGGTGACATAGACAATAATAAGTTGGATCTATTACACCACAACCTTCAGAAGTTCAGCCCTGTACGAATCAGTCAGCCCAAATCTACTCCTATTCAAAAAACAGTAGCAGGTTTTCCAGGTGTAGAAAACGAAAGAGTGACCTCGATTGATGCAGAGTTTCGCTATCCTGCAACAGAACCAATGGTAAGACAGCTTGCACAACTATTAGGCATTGATGAAAATTTGGTGAGAATGACTAGCACTGATTATGCAGACAGCCTGCAAACTGAAGCAGAAGGCTATGCTAACGAAGCTGATCACAGCCCAGTGCTAAACCACACTGAATTAGAAGAACAACCCGGAGCTAAAGAAGCATCAAAGGCATATGGCGATTCGTACCTAACAAGCATTAAAGATCAAAGGAAAGATTCAAAGATTGATATTCCTTATGCTGGCAAGACGACTCCCGATGCGTTTGATCCATTCAAGCCATACTTAGATGATAAGAAATTGGGAGACAAAAGCCCTATGACAAAAATTTCTAGGCCCGCAAAACCACAAACCGGTTCACGAGGTCATTAAAGGACATGAATATGAAAAACCTACTAAACAAAATGACCCAGTTAGAAGCATCAGCTCCTAAGGCGGCTCCTAAGAAAAAACTGCTCAAAGAATCAGCATCTGCTGGTATAAGACATGAGACTTCTCTTACCAACTTATTCAACCAACTACATGAAGCGATGGCGCCCGGTCAGAAGCCAATGCCCGTAGTTGGCAAGCAGGGCGACACTCAAAAAACTGGTGCAGGTTTCATAAACATTAACGATACTTCTCCGGCAGGTCAAGCTATGCAAAAAGCTTTAGGTGATCTAGCTGCACAAGGAAAAGCACAGATCGTAATGCCCGGTACATCGGGGCAAACACCAACCGCTGCTGGAAATCCCAATCAAGCGGGTGCAACTGGTCAACCTCAACAAGGTCAGATACAGATGAAAGAAAAGACTGAACAGCGTTATGAAGTGTTGCTCAACAACGGAAAGACCCAGCGTTTCGTAGCTGCAACTCCAGAAGAAGCTAAGAAGAAAGCTAGGAGCTTAAACGCAAAGAGTTTGATCAAAGTTACCAAAGACGGATTTCCTTTAGGTAAGGTTGACGAAGCAGACATTCCATCAACACAGGGAATCGATACTATGGGAGCTAACTTAGGCATGGGCCGACCAGAAAAGACTTATGAAAGTAAGGAAAGCAAAGAACACAAGTATGTAGTTTGCTATACTACTACTAAAGGTGACGAAAGAAAAATCACTATCACCGCACATAATATCGAAGATGCAACTAAGCAAGTTAAGAAGAAGTCCGGTTTTGATTCTCTTGATTCTATCAAAAAGATTAAGGAAGAAAAGGTTGAAGAAGGCACTAAGGGCGTCAATCCTTTTGCTAAGAAAGACATCAAGGCTTCAACTAAAGCACCAGCTAAAGGCAGCAAGCCAGACTTTCTTGATCTCGACAAAGATGGCGACAAGAAAGAACCAATGAAGAAGGCAGCAGCCGATAAGAAAAAGAAAGCAGTGAAAGAAAGCATGAGTCATAGAATGCAAGCGGCCCGCCTAGAGGGCAAAGCACACGGTCTCAAGGGCCACGCTCACAACGGTAAGCACTATGATGACATGGAAGAGAGCAGAGCGTATCATGAAGGCTACAAAGAAGGTCTTGATGAATGTTACGGCATGGATCCAATGATTGGTCTATCGAACCCTCGTATGCCCGTCTCTACCCGTGCTATGGCACAAAAATCACTAGAAAACACTCCGCTCGATGAGATGGAAGATCATGAGATTGAGGAGATGTTCTCTCCTGAATATGATATGCATAAGAAGAAAGATGACTTTCTAACGTTTCCAGAAGCTAAATCTCCGGCAATCCGTGATCTGTTAAATCGTGGTGAATCAGATTATGAGCTAGATAAACGTATCTCTTCCGGCCGCCAGCCTGATGTAACCTTTGCATTTGAAGCACTCGATAGACAATTGAATAGACTTCTCAGTGAAGATGAGACACCTGCGAAAGAGTCAGTGAAAGAAGGTCTTTCAGTCTCGATCTCAAAGGGGCAACAGAATGCTCCGGATTCAGTAACTATTACTGCACAAGACACTGAGGCAGATCAGCTACTCGCGCTTGTTAAACAAGCTGGTTTGGGTATCTTTGGCGGCGATGAGATAAGCAGTGAGTATGGTTCTCCTGAAATTGGTGGATCATCAGAAATGAATGCTTCCGGTGGTATCGAGGTAGTCGATGATCATGACGGGATGCTTGCATTGATGAAGAAACTGTCAGGTGTAGGTTCTGATGAAGATTACGCTGATGAAGAAGAAACTTGCAACGAAGAAACTTGCAACGAATGCGGGGGAATGATGGAAGCTGATCATAGTTGCGGTGGAAAAGAAGTGGTTGGCGAAGAAGAATCAGAAGACCAAATGGAATTGGAAGTTGCTGAAGATAATGCTCCTGACAGTGGTGCAGAAGATTCAGTAGCAGACGAAAAAGCAGAAGCAGCAGAAGATGAAGCACTTGCAACTGCAGGTTTAAAGGGCGGAACTTATACCGTTAATGAAGAAGATGACGAAGAAGACGATTTTTATGAGCCAGAAAAAATCACTGAATGGGCCAACGATGCTGGCAAGAATGGCACCGAAACTACATTTGAACAAGGAATAGAATTTATGACTAATACTATTTCAGGTGGACTGAACAAGAAAAAATCAACTGGACAGACTACTGTTCCCGTTGTTGCGAGTCAGAATGATCGCATATTCAATGAGGCGATCAACGAGATTAAGAGGCTCTCAGGACTCAATGAAGGTAAAAACTTCTTAAATGAAGACGATAACGGCGTCTCGACAATCTTAGCTAAAATCGTCAACGTACTCGGCGCCAAAGATCAAGTTCTTCCTTTATTAGCTGCTAGATTACGAGGTCAATCATCAACGGTGCATGAACAGCAACTCGACGAACGCCGAGGTGGAAAAGTCGATATGATTGTCGGTGCTATTCTCGGTTTAGCTATAGCTATTGGAGGAAATGCAGCACTCAAAATCGTCAACGCACTCGGCGGATCTGGTTACGTTCAGCCACATGACAGAGTGTGTGTTCCTACTGGATCGTCCGTTACAGGCGAACGCTACGACTATTATACATCTGATGAAATGCGTGAAAGTACTACTTCGTTGCTTAAGCGCATGAAAATGATTACTGAAGGATATGCCGGCAATGCTGCACTGGCTGTTATACAATTATTAGTCGACCTTGTTGCTATGATTGGTGCTGAAGAAAAATTCATCAACGCCGCTCAGTCGGCGAACGAAGAAGTACTCGCAGAAGGTGACCGCCGAAGCATTATCAAGGCATTGCTGGCTCTTATTTTTGCATTTGGGCTATCAGTAGCTGCTGGAGTCGCTGAACGGTTATCGGGTGGCAGCGGGGAGTTCGACATTCCGGCGTTCGGCCCAAACGGTGAAGTAGTCGGCATGAGATCGGGAAAAATTCATAGACCCGATGAATATTAGACCAACGAATATTAATTTCGACAAAATATAGAAATAGCCGGGTTACCCGGCTATTTTTTTGGCAAGCTGTTTGTTTCCAAAACGATAAATACATCATAACGAGAGAGTAACGGCTACCATGCAACGTAATATTGATTTCGGAACATTTCCAGACGATCCGGATGCGGATGCGATTAGAACAGCTTTTGAAAAAGCGCAACAAAACTTCACTGAATTGTATTCCAGTTTAGGAGCACAGACGGTTGCATCAGTCACGGGAGGCTCTGGCATTTCAGTCAACTCCCCGACCGGCAATATTATTGTTACAGCTAACATCGCGTGTGTTAGAGTATCTACCAGCACCCTTAGCATTGGTCAAGGATCAAACGGTGGACAAAATGCACTCATCACCTCTTCGTCTCAGATACTTGTTATCGATCTACCTAGTACAATATCAAACTTAAGCAATATACAACTCACTGATACATTAACAGCAAACACCGTAAATGTTAATGCAAGCATTAATGGTAACACTGCTGGGTTTATCGGAAATCTTATCGCCGCCAACCTTACTAGTAATACCACATTGACAGTTATCGGCAATGCAAATGTTGGCAATATCGGCGCTACCGGCGCAACATTAACCGGATCCGCATCTGTCACTGGTAACGTAACTGTCGGTAATATATATGCCAATTCGGGAACAATCGGGGCCACAACTGCTAACTTCTCCGGCAATCTCACGTCAGCTAATGCGAATTTAGGAAATCTCGCACGTGCAAACTTTGTAACCGGTACTCTTACTACAAATGCACAACCAAACATTACTTCAGTTGGTACATTAGCATCACTAAGTGTAACTGGTAACGCTAACGTTGGTAATTTAGGTACTGCACGAGTGATCGCAACAGGAAACATCTCGGGTACTCAACTCATCT